TAGTCCGCAGCAGTAATATAAATGTCAAGCAAAGTTCAAAACATTCAGTAGTCGGATAGGATAGAGTGACTTAGGTTAACGTATTATTACCATCAATTTTTTTATATAGCTTAAATAAATGCATTGCTAAATCTATAAATTGATTACTCGCACCATTTGTATAACTAGAGCCAGATAAACCAGCACTAAATAAATCTACTTTTACACCCTGTTCATAAAATATATAAAGTTGTTTAGTTGAAGAAGGAAAAGTACCAGCAGTTTGTTCTTCAAATAAATTTCCTGATGAAGCTAAAAAAGTAATATCAGCAAAACTAGAATTATTATTTGAGGTGTTTTGTATTGTTGTACTTGTACCTATAGTTATTTCATCTTGTGTACCTTCTAAAGTACCAGTACTAGCAGGGTTGCTTGTATTAGTTTGAGTATTAACAGAAACAAAAGTATATTTAAAAACAAATTTTGTTCTACCTCCGCTTACCTGTTGTAAAGCAGTTAAATTAGAACCTGTAAGTGGTGGTAATAGCTGACCTGAATAACCAACTAATGCATTAAAATCCATTATTGTACCTACTGTTTGACCGCCTATTAAAGTACTTCCTGAATATCTTGAATTAAATAAAAAATTTCCAGAATATCCTGAATAATTTTGCCATGCAGTTGTAACATTATCACCTGTTTCAGCATCAAAAACTTGTGAAGACATGACAAAAGTTATATTAGATGTATCGCCTGTACCTTTAGTAATTGTTTTTGTGCCTTTATAATCTACAGCTAAATCTGGTTCAACACTTAAATTACTACCTGAACTTGCTTTAGACATTTCTTGCAAATATGTATAAATATCATTACCACAAAATAAACCAGTAGAAGATATAGGACATGAATTAGGAGATGATGCCAAACTTGCTGCTGTTGCATAAATATGGCTAAGAGTAATAGAAGTGTCTTCTAAAAAACTTAGTTTTGTTAAACCTGTAAATGCCTTAGATTTTATTGGTGAACTAGCAATTTCACCTTGTGATATTACAAAAAGTAATTTCTGTGTAAAATTTTCTGTACCTGCTTTTATTAAAGATGGTTGCATCCAAACACCACCTATATTATTAGCTCTTTTACCGAAAACAATAGGTACAGTTTCACCTGTTGTTGCTATTTTTTGTGATACATCTAAATCACTATTAGGTTTTTTAAAATTTTCTAAACTTTCATCTAATATTTGTGCATCTTGCCCTACCTCTGATTTTTTTTGTGCATCACTAGTAAACAATGATGACCTCTTTCCAACACCTTTAATAAAAGAATATCTTCTACCTGTCATTATTCATTCTCCATATTATTAATGTATGGCAAAATGTCAGCAGGTACTACAAGTAAAGAACTTTTTATATTTTTTATTTTTTTTGTGCCAGTTAAAACTGTGCCATCATTTAATTTAAAAACTCTTTTATTATCTATTACAAAACCAGATACATTTGAAACTTCAGTACCATCTTCTAAAATTGCTTCTATATTTGTTACAAAAATAGAACTAGTCATGTTGCAACAAACCTTCCCATTAAATCACTGCTAATACGTCTTGATGGTACTTGTGCTTTTTGTTTTGATATTGCAGGGCTAACAGTCCATGTAACAGTAGTATCATTAACTGAAGCGTTGTCTATCGTGCCTGTAAATCTACAGATAAGATTGGCAGAATTAGAAAATGTATCTTGGCCTATGGATTGAGTATATAAAGAAGCAATTACAAGACGATCACCACCAATTGCAGTATCTGTAAGGTCAATAATAGCGGCTGTAGCTGCTAAATTTATTGTTAAATTACTAATACTAGAAGCTTCGGTAGAAGCAAAACCAGAAGCGTCAAATGCTAAATAATTAAAATCTAAAGTTTGATCTATACCTGAATCTGCTGTTAAATTTTGCGCTGATTGATAAAAATTTTGATATGCATTAGTAGGAGATCTTTTACCACTTCCATTTAAAACACTAGATTTATCAGCGTAATATTCTAAAAAAGTTAATATATCAAAATCTGCCATTATGCCATACCTAGTGAGCGTCTAGTTCTTAAATCAGATTGTAAAAGTGTTAATGTCTGATCTATACCACTTTGAACAGCAGAAGCTAAATCATTTGTTGTAATAAAATTAGTGCCATTCATTTGTGTTACCGCGCCTGTTGTGATATTTACGTTTGGAGTACCAGTAAAACCACCTTCAGCAAATCTAGGAATTGCTGCATTGCCTCGCATACCTGCTAAATAATTCCTACTAAATGCACCAGCTTTTCTTGCAGGTATTATATATTCATTACCTTGTTCTCCTATATATGCTACTTCAGGACTAGTAATTAAACCACCTTTTGCCCTAGGTGTTGGTGGTGAGCCACCATTATTATTACTAGATGAATTTGCGGCTGCTCTTCTTCTTAATAAATTACGTAGTGCTGCTAATGCTTTTTTAATAGTATTCATAAAAGTCCTAATAGGGGCTGTAGCGGCATTAATAATAGACCTAACAAAATCGGGAATTGATTGAAAAGCATTTCTAATTCCATCTACTGCGCCTGTAAACGCATTGCTTACAAATTCTGTAAAAGTATTAAAAGGTTCTCTTATTGTGTTGCCTATAGCTTGCATAATCATTACAACACTTTCTTTCCAAGCATTAAAAAAGTCACCTATAGCTGCTATACCTTCCCCAATTCTGTCTTTAGCAGCCCAAAGATGACCTGCAACCGTTCCAATAAGTTTTCCTAAAGCAATTATTCCAACAACAATAGCCCCACCTATTAAAAATGGTGCAAACGTAGCAGCTAAACCAGTTATTGCAGGTACGGCTGCCGCAAACATAGCCCCAAGTTTTACAGCCGCTATCGCTTTAATTGAAAAAGCCATTGCACCCAATAAAGGCACTATTGTTATTACTAAAGGCACTAAAATACCTAATGAACCAATTACCGCTTGAACTGGTTTTGGTAAACCTACAAATTTTTCTACAAGAAAAGTTATAGCACCAACAAATTTTTCTAAAACAGGTAATAAAGAATCAGTTAAAACAACAAATAAATCTTGAAAAATGTGCTGAATACTTGTAATACTATCGTTAAAAGCAGCCATTCTTTTAACTCCATGTTCTGTCATTGCTGTACCTAAACCTTCAATAGATTCACGACCACCATTTAATAAAGGTATTAATTGTTCACCTGTTTTACCTCCAAAAATGTCATATGCAATTGAAGCTTTCTTAACTCCATCTTCCATACCTTTAAATTTATCTGATATATCTAACAAAACTTGATCGCTTGCTCTTAATGATCCATCTGAATTAGTAGCCGAAACACCTAATTTTTTAAAAGCTTCAGCAGCTTTACCACTTCCAGAAGAAGCTAAATTTATATTATTAGCCAACATCGGAAAAGTTTTTACTAATGTATTAAAATCTGTACCAGCTAATTCTGAAGCTTTACGCATTTTGTCTAATAAAGGAACTGCAACACCTGTTGATTGACTAAATTTTTCTAACCTATCGCCAGCAGTTAAAGTATCACTAACAAATTTACCCATAGCAGCAACACCAATTGCAGGGGCTATTGCTTTTAATACTCCTACTGCTTTAGTTGCCGCATCCCTAAGCTTATTCATTGCAGTAACGTTATTATTTGTTGTTGTCTTTAATTTTCCTAAACCTTTATTTAAACCGCCAATAGAATCTTGCCCAGTAACTTTAGCTTTTATGGTATAACTCGTAGACATATCCATAATTATTTACTGCGCTTTAATAGTGTTTCTACTATCTTAACCTCTATTACCTGAATGTCTGCAAGTAATTCTGAAGGATTTTGTATTTTGTCTTTTTTTAATTCAAATATCCAGCGCAATGCATTGTAATCTAAACCTATTAATTGGCCGCTATCTGTGCGCCATTGAGTACATACATCAGTAAAAATATTTATTGCTAACCAGTTTTCAGGAAAAACTTCAAAATAATCAATTTCTTTTTTTCTATCAATTTTTACACCTAGCACAGCATCATCTTCTTCTCTTAAATCTTCTCTTGATTCTTTACACCAAAATAATGCTGCGCCTATTAGTTTTTTTCCTTTTGTTTAGCTACTTCTTCGAAATATTTTTCAACTAATAATAAACTTAACCCGACTTGATCTAATAACATTTTTTTATTTTCAACAGTATTGGTAAATGGTTTCCCCCCATCTGCTTCAATACCTTTCCACCCAACTAAAATTTCATCAGCTACTTTTTCATCATTTATATCAATTCCATCAAATATACCCTTATCAATTTCTTTTTTCTTTTTTTCTACAAGTAAACTTAATTCGTTAATTCTTGATTGTGGAAGTATTTTAAAAATAGCATCAAAAGTTTGTTTTAATTTTGTACCACCATCAGCAGGTTGAAAGTAAACAATAGGATAAGTAAAGGTAGCTTCCTTCTTTAAAATAAACATAAAAAATCAATATCTATTAAGAGTATACCCAATCCACTACGTTTGAACAGTGCTTTTAAGTAAAAACTAATTGAAATTCGTTATTTCCTGACCCTGTAGGTAAAGCGTTAAATGGAAGTGACAACATTGTAATACCATCAGCATCTTCATAGGCTGGCATGCCTAAATTTGTTTGTGGTACAGATACCGTAACCTTATTACCTGCTGAAGTACCATGAAGCCATGTATTAGTGCCTGTAGAAGTACCCTCTGCGTCAGTA